AAAGTTAAAGACAACATAGTTCAAGATGCTTGTTTTAAAACTTATGGTTGTGGTAGTGCTATTGCAAGTTCAAGTTTAGTAACTGAAATGGTAAAAGGTAGAACCATAGAAGAAGTAAAAGAAATTAAGAATATGGATATTGTTGAAGAATTAGCATTACCGCCTGTTAAAATTCATTGTTCAGTTTTGGCTGAAGATGCAATTAAGGCAGCAATTGCTGATTATCTAGAAAAGAAATAATTATAAAAGGAGAATGTCATGACAGAAGTAAAATGTAAGTGTAAACCACCATATACATGTTGTGTTGAGAAAACTTGTGAATGTTGCAAAGATAAGTGTTGTTGTGAGTAAAATCGTGGAATTGCCGTCTCATAGCCGCCCGCTAGGCGGCGTTAGAGGCTGTTCGTGTATGATAGTACCCCCTAATTTTAGTCATTTTTAACCTTTTTGTTGTAGATGTTTTTCAGTCCAGATATCAAATATAATATTTCTATCATCACACCATTTACGAGCAGAAGCAAACTTATCTCTATTCATTTGATAAGTTTTCATTTCATATAGTACAGTAGATTTCTTTTTACCTTTACCGCCAACAGGTGGTCTCATATCTTTAGAAGGTTTAACTTCTATCAGATGAGTTTTCTCTTTACCATTCTTATCTTTTATCTTGATGAGAAAATCAGGAAAATATCTACGAACTTTTTTAGAGGCAGTATCATAGTACGGTATGACAACTTCTTCACTTGCCCATTGTAATATACTTGGGTTGTTATCAAAGTATTTCATACACCTTCTCTCCCACCCAGAGCGATAGATGATATTATTACAATCACCTGCATATTTACTGGGATTCTCTGGTGTAAATTTACCCTTGTATTTCTGTTTTCTTTCTGACATATTCATATAAATAGTTATATTAGTTAATACAAGTATTTATTAGAGGAAACAATGGGAAATCTATTTAATGCATTAAACGATTTAAAAACCAATATCTTTGGTGGTGGTAATACAGGTAAGACTACACCTATATTACGAAAGAGTGCTATTGGTATCAACGAAGAAAGTCCTGTATCTAAATTAGACCATGACCCATTTGCTTATTCGTCTATACAATATCCTAGAGACTTAACCACTAACGGTGGTATTGGTCACTATATGTTATTTTATGTCAATGTTCAAGACAAGACAAAATATATTTATGAAGGTGGGGCAGGAGAAGTGGGAGAGATAGGTGGTGTAGAATATAAAACACAAGTAGTTGAACGTGCTGTATATAAAGACGTACCAACGGGTTTAGGAACTACAACAAGACAACTAGTAACCCCAACAAAATTTAAAACAGTAACAAAAAGAAAAGGTGAAACAGCTAATTATTTTGAAGGTAAAGAAGGTTCAAAAATAAACTCAGATGTTGTACAATTAGAAAAACAGAGAAAAAAAGGTAGTGGTTTATCTAGTTTTCATAAGACAACAAAAAGAATTACAGATTCAGTCGCAATATATTTACCACCTAATGTACTAGATAGCACAACAGCGGGATATACTGGTGCAGCTACAGGTGTTGTAGGGGCCGCGGCCGCAGGTGCATTTGGTGTTGCTAGAAGTATGGGTGAAAAAGATTACGAAGCGGCTGCAACAGGATTAGTTGATGCAGCTAAAGCAATAGTAGGTGAGGCAGCAATCAAAGCCGCAACTGAAATAACAGAAGCAATGTCTGGTTCAGAAGGTACAAGAGGTCTTATCAATAAGGCATTTGGTCAGGCAGATAATCCTTACATGGAAGTACTGTTTGACGCTATGAATTTAAGAACATTCACATACAACTTTACATTCTCACCAAGAAATAGAGAAGAAACAGAAGACGTACAAAAGATTATAGCATTGTTTAGATTTCATATGTCACCTGAATTAAAGGGTGCAGCTAATAGATTTTTAACACTACCATCAGAGTTTGATATACATTATATGTATCAAGACCAATCAGGTCATGCAAGTGAAAACGATTACTATAATAAGATTGCGACCTGTGTGTGTACTGCTTGTGAGACAAACTATACACCTGACGGTGTTAAGTCATTCGAAGGTGGTGCACCAACAAAGATTACAATGTCATTGTCATTCCAAGAAACAGAATTACTAACAAAAGAAAGAGTAGCAGAAGGATTCTAATATGGCAGATGTAAATATAAACAAAGGTGTAAATAGTGTGGATAATCCACATGACCCATACGAAGACCATATGGAAGATGGTGATATAGTATTTGAAGAGGGCGCATTTAACGGGTTTGAAGGGCAGTCAATTACAGTTCAAGAGAACGCAGGAACGCAAGGTGACTTACAGGCAGGTATAGAGTTTATATACCATATGAGAGAACACATTTTAGATGTAGGAGTTGCAACAATATATTTGTTTACTTGTTACGCTCTGTATCTATGGTTAAAAAAGGTAATTAAGTAATGTATTTTAGTAAATTTCCATTAATGGTCTATGATATCAAAGGCAACAAAACCTATAAACTATTACCAGACATACTCAAAAGAGTAAAGATACGCTCTGGTCTCTCTGCTAGTCGATTTGTATTCGATAAGTACAATGTAAAAGAGGGTGAGAAACCAGAAGATGTTGCATTTAAATATTATGGTGACGCACAATATCATTGGGTTATCATGGTAGTGAATAACATTACTGATAGATACTATGAATGGCCGATGACACAACCAGACTTTGAAGACTTCCTTACAGACAAGTATGGTGCTGGTAGTGAAGACGCAGTTCATCATCATGAATTGGCGCAGACAAGTGGTGCAACAACATCAAGCGATGAATCACATATGCTAGAGGTCAATTCTGATACAGATAATGCGACCTCTATATCAAATAGACAATTCGAAGAAAGAGAACAAGACAGATTCAGACAAATAAGACTGTTAGATGAGAGATACCTTGACGCATTTACAGAGGAGTTTTTCGCATTGATTAAGAAAAACAGATTTTAGGACATAAATTATGGGCAGTCAACATAGAGACAGTTACGATTTTGCAGGTGATTATAATTTAAACGGCATCATACTACAAGCACACGATGGTACAGGTGGTAGATTTGGTGAAGGTGGTGTTGATATAATGCCTATGGTGCAGGAGTTAAATATCTATGAAGCTATTACGCAAACCGCAGTATACGGTACGCTGGTTATAGTTGACTCAACAAATTTAATTGCTAATCTACCAATACAAGGCACAGAGAGACTATTCTTTAAACTCTCTACACCAGGCACATCAAAAGTAGAACATATTGTTGACGCTAGTGAAGAAACAGGTCACCCTTTTTATGTGTATAAAGTATCAAATAAACAACAAGCAAAACAAGGAACACTAGTATATACAATACATTTTGCAAGTCGTGAGTTCATGCGTAACATAAGAACAAAAGTAAGTCAAGCATATTCTGGTAACTTATCATCAATGGTTCAACAAATCATGGCAGATAGACAAGGTCTTGATAGTCGTAAAACATTATACTTTGAAGAAACAAAGAATCAAGACAAGATTGTCATGCCTAATATACCTCCTTTTAAAGCAATTAGTCTCGTAGCAAAGAGGGCATTACCAAAGTATGGGCAAGGCGTAGGTTATTATTTCTATGAAACAACAAAAGGTTTCTACTTTCAATCATGGGAGAATATGTGTGCTAATGGAACACAAACAAGAGACCCAATTGAAACATATTACTATCAACCAAGAAATATTACAGACCCAGCACTAGAAAGAGAGAAAGGAGAAACTAAAGTAACGCAAGACCTTAGGTCAGTCGAAACATACAAATTTGTGAACAATTTTCACGACACAGCCGCCGCTCAGGCGTTAGGCACGTATGGTCATAGAGTAATTAGTTATAATTTGTATAATAAATCATTTACACCAGTAGATTATAATTATCATAAAGAGTTTAACAAGACAGTACATGTTGATTATACAGATGATGCAGGATTAACTGGTATATCACCACAAGTACGAGATAATCCAGTCGATTTTGATGTAAAACTAGACGGATCCGGTAATAAAGGAGTGAGTGATTATCCAGAAAGTATGGTTTCACTATCATCTACAACACAATTTCTACATGATGAACCAACAGGTGGTTATGGTACCGATGTACAAGATGATGGTAGATTTGAAGGCATACGAAATTCTCAGCGTATGCAGATAACCGCAGGTACAACAATCGAAATGACTGTGCCTGGACAGACACAAATACAACCTGGTGAGATAATACATTTTGAATTACGACCAGTAGAAACAGAAGGTGAAACTCCTGAGAAGAAACCATATGACCCACAATATAGTGGTCGATATATCATCACAAAAGTAAGACACAGACTCACAAAACAAGACTATAAGATGGTGTTTGAATGTAAGAAAGACTCCGTACGAGAGTCTATACCAGGCAGACGCATAAGAGATTTCCCAGGAATAGCAAACAATGAGAGCACAAAATTCAGCAAATTAAACAAAACTTAACACGAGTAGTTAGAAAGTGAGTAGTAAATATATGAGAACAGATAAAGAAGTAATAGCAGAGATAGAAAATCTTATAGAAATACAGATACAACCATCTGTAGCAATGCATGGCGGTGTTGTAACATTACATTCGTACGAAGAAGGCGTTGCAACCATGTTTATGAGTGGTTCATGTAGTGGTTGTGCATCATCAACACTCACACTTAAAATGGGTATAGAACAACTATTACAGTATCATATACCAGAAGTTAAACGAGTAGAAGGTGTAGATGACGAAAACTCAGAAGTCGCACCATATTATACTCTTAAATCACATCACAAGGAACTCAAATGATAACTATTGAACAGTCTGCTATCGACAAAATCATAGACCTACATACATACGAATCTGATAAGAATATAAAGGGTTTACGAATGTTTGTACAAGGAGGTGGTTGTTCAGGTTTTCAATATGGATTCACTTGGGAGACAGAAGAAGGTACAGAAGAAGATGACACCGTATTAGATTTAGAAGGCACGAATCTAAAGGTCATTGTTGATGTACACTCTAATCAATATCTAGATGGTTCAGTTGTTGCTTACACGAAGACATTAATGGCAGAGCAATTCCAAATAAAGAATCCGTCTGCTTCTGCCTCTTGTGGTTGCGGTAGTAGTTTCGCAGTTTAACCTCTCTCTCCCTCAGACACTAGAAGATTTTTCCCAGCAGGTCCTCACCCAATACTCTCAAAAACTCAGTATAAATAGCCATATGAATGGTAAAGGCGATAAGAGAAGACCTCGAAAGGTCCCAGAAAAAGAATATGAATCTAATTGGGATAGAATATTTAACCCTAAAAGAAAGAAAAAGTAAATGAATACAGGTGGTCGCAGAAAGAAAGAAAGTGTAGTATATAATTCATATGTATCGTTATATTCACAGAGAGAATGGGATAGAACAGTAGGGTATGGAGAAGTACCAGAAGAATATTCACGAAAAGCGTTCGAAAAGCGTACGTCTAGGACACAGAGTAAGCAAGGGGAGAGAGATGATACCTTGTAGTGTATATATTAACATAGTATTGGCTAACAGTCAAGCATTAAATGCTCGTTTATAACAGCTGGCCGTTGGTATAAAGTCGGCAGGGTATCGGCAGAGGAAAAAAGATTATGCAACAAAATTTTATGGGACGAAACGGGTTTACATGGTTCGTGGGCGTTGTCGAAGATAGACAAGACCCGAAGTATCTTGGCAGGTGTAGAGTTCGCTGTCTAGGGTTACACACAGACGATAACACTCAGTTGCCCACAAAGGACCTCCCATGGGCTCACCCTATGAATCCTATCACCTCTGCTACCATTAGTGGTGTTGGGCAGACTCCTTTAGGGCCAGTCGAAGGCACGTGGGTAGTAGGTTTCTTTTCTGATGGCGAAGAAGCTCAGACGCCTATACTCATGGGGACTTTACCTGGCGTTCCCAACTATTTGAGCTCTGACAGTATGAATGGCGATAGCCAGACGAAAGGTTTTCAAGACCCGAATGGCAACTATCCTAAGTATAAAGACGAGACGGATGTCAATAGACTGGCTGTGAACGCCACCGACAACCCTCACCCATCGCTCACCATACGAAAAGCAGACAGAGATATAGCAGTAGGTGTAGCAAACGTAGACACAACAAACATAGTAGAAGACACACTAGCGGCGGACGATGGCGGCCAGTGGAACGAACCAGAGACATCATATGCTTCACAGTATCCACATAACCACGTCTACGAGACAGAGGGCGGTCATCTAAGAGAGTATGACGACACGATAGGTGCGAAACGTATACACGAGAGACATGCATCAGGCACAGGTTACGAGATAGATGACGAGGGCACGAAGATTACAAGAGTCAAGAAAGATAACTATAACATTGTAACAGCCGATGACTATGTACATATACAAGGGGAGAGCAAGGCGACCTTCGACAAAGGACTCCGAGTCAAGGTCAATGCAACGGCCGAGACAGGCAACAACTACAACATAGAGGTAGGTGCAAGGGCGAACGTCACGATAGAAGTACAAGATGGCGACATCAACCTTATCAGCCAACTCGGTGATGTGAACCTCAAGGCAGGTAAGAACATGAACATAGATGTAGCACAAGCGTTAAACATCAAGGTCGGTGGCGCTATCACAGAGACAAGCGACAGTAAGACAGAGAGTGCAACGAACACTCATCAGATGAACGCTAGAGAACAAGACATCAATGGTAACGTAATCAATCTGAACTAAGCACAGAAGAGTGCATGTGTCGATTCTCGGCTAAGACCCGTTTGCGTACATAAGGGATCTGTTTAGATATAGGTAACTACCTCAGAGAACGGCTTGACAAATGTTCCTCGAAATGATATAATAATACATAAAAGGAGAATCAAAATGATAGCAATATATAAAGGGGAATCAAATGAAGAACCCTCTAGTATATACTATCAGCAAATGGATGTTTAGATTATACATACTATGGTCTGTACTTGCTGATATAACAATTATATCTAGTCTCATATACTATTTCTTTTTCTACTAAATAATATTGAGTACTTCGTAAACTAGCAGTATTCGTTTAGGAAGTTACTTCAATTTTTTTTTGGATATAATTGAAAGGAGATTAGTATGGCAAGTGCTATTAACGCCAAAGTAACAGCCAGAGTCATGGCTCAACATAGACATCTTGATGCACAAATTGAGAATCTAGAACGTAAGATGAACGAGACAGCAGATACAATTACAGACCTCAAGAATTATAAACAGAAGATAACGAATAGATTAAACGCTATGTCTTTGCGAGAAGAGAGGCAGTCGAAGAAAGAGCAGCAATTGAGATATGGCAATTCACAACAGCTTGAATTATTTTAACAGAGGTACTTGAATTATGTTACATAAGATTAGTGATTTTGTAAAACGTATAGGTGTGATGCATGACGAAGCTCAAAAGTTACACAAAATGAAATACGAATCCCCTAAAGCGGAACAAGATGAAATTGATAATGCTATACAGAATATTCAAGCATTAGCATTGAGTATTGCAAAAGATAAGTCGGCGTATAGAGAACATTAGGTTTACCATGCGGGTCGGAACGGGGGTTCGGAGATGAGCCCCTACCCATGGAAAAATTCTTAAAAAAATCCTTGTCAACCAAGGAGTTTATAAATAGGTATATGAAAACATTTAAACAAGTAGAAACTATAGATTGTCTCTGCGAAGACACTTATAAGAACTTAGAGATTACCGAAGCAGAGTATCAAGGTAAGAAGGTCAAACTGAATGACCCGATACGAGGTGGTAGTAAGAAGTTCTATGTTTATGTAAAGAACAAGAAGGGTAATATCATCAAAGTTTCTTTTGGTGATACAACAGGTCTATCCATCAAACGAGACGACCCTGCTCGTAGAAAGTCTTTTCGTGCTCGTCACAATTGCGATACAGCGAAAGATAAGACAACAGCAAGATACTGGTCTTGCTATCAATGGCGTGCTAACGCACCCGTTAATAACTAAACACCTATAAAAGAAGCAAAGAAAGGAGAAACATGTCATGTGGAAATCACCAATCGTAAAAGAAATAGCAGTTGGCTTAGAAATCAATTGTTATGCTTGTGCTGAAATATAGTATAAACTAACTCGTGGGGGTTTAGAAGCCCCCACATTTGATAATTTATAATAAAGGAAAAAATTAATGAACATAACAAAAGATTTTACAGACCAAACAGGACAAAGAAAACCTAATCCAGGACTAATCATTGCTCTATATCTATTTGCATGCTTCTTGCTTGTCGCAAGTTATGAAGCAAAGGCACATCATGAGAGTTGTATGGCATGTACTGATGCTACTATTGTTGCTGTTGTCGAAACAGACGAAGAAAATTCTAACAAAGATATCGTAATATATCTAGACGAAGTAATAGTCACACCCGAAAACTCTAAATAACCCACTTTCATAGGGGTACAATCATACACGAACAGCTTAGAAAGCCGCCTAGCGGGCGGCCCTGAGACTCGTTTTTCCTTGATTTAGAGTGGGAAGTACTGGTTTACTACGTAGCTCTTCTTCTTACGTTTCAAAGAAAGATAATGCATTAGAAATCTTCTTTGTCTTTCTTCTTCTATAATTTTTAAATATATGTGTAATGTTTGTGAACTCATAACACCCTCCTAACATTAATGTTAAAAAAGTGCGTTGCTTCGTCACCTACTTCCGACCCGAATGGGTTCAACGATTATAATAATATTTATATACTTACTTCTCTATACACCCGTATTCGATACGGTCTATTCCTCTTTCTGTATAATAGAGTGTTCGTGGGTCTTCATCAATAGATGCTTCAGCAATACGACACGATTGCATACTATCATAAGGTATCTCTATAATTACTTTATCATTAAATATAATCATTAGATAGATGAGTAAAGAATTCATGATGTATCAGGCAAATCTTCTCTCAATCTCTTTAAGATATCTTGCTTTCTCTTTATTCTTACCGACCGCTGACCTTCCTCTAGCACTTGATAATTGTTCTATTGCGTCTTCTAGTTTAGATTTAGACCAACCTTTAATTCTTGGCTTACCATTGCATGTTGCATCTGGATTCGCTTTACGTTTTCCTGGGTGTATTATTGCCATATTAAACTCCTGTTATAAAACCAACTATTATGACTGCTACAAGAATGGCTACTGCAGCTCTTAAAATTGTATCTAAATTTTTCATACTTTTCTCCTTTAATTAATTAATTTTTTGTATATCTCTAAATCTTGGTTCTTATAAGTACTCATGTACGTCCTTTGAGATACCTACCTAAGCTAGCTGAGTAATTGGTCGGAGTGGCAAGATTCGAACTTGCGACATCTACGTCCCAAACGTAGCGGTCTACCAGACTGACCTACACTCCGTAAGTATTCCACCAGACAGTTATAATAAAGATAGTAGGGGATACAGGTAGTACTATAAGCAAACCTAAAAGCGTAGCTAATCTCTTACGCCAGTTTGTTGTTAATTTATTGAATATTTTTAACAGCAACTAGAATCCAAGTAACCAAGTATTATTGGCAAACCATGCTGTCACATATAAAACTAAAAGTAAGATACTCAAAACAAATCCACGTATGTAATCTTTTATAGTAATCATGCTTTATTCCAATTAAATGTGTAAGTTATATCTTCCTGTTTATTCAGTAAATCGTCTGCTATCACACTTTTAAACTTGGTAAATTTTTCAGGTGGTGTATCACTAGTCAAACCATCTAAAACTTTATAGTGGTCTTGCGACAATTGTATGATTGCATAATGTATTACTTTCATCAGGTCATCCCTATTACGACCTTGCTTCTTGCCATACCTTTGGGCGTACTTCAAGATATTGCCCATACAGAAACCTGTACCATGACCTTGGTCAATAATAATTTCAGTTGCCTGATAGTTTTTAGTTTGAGCGTAATGTGATTCATAGGTCTTATTCACATAATCCATAACATCATTTACAATTACATTTTCGTTAAACTTGTACTTGATTTTGTTCATTGTCATATTGTCTTCCTTTCACCATATTTTGTTTTATCATTAATTTTTGAGAGTCAGATAATTTAGGGTCAGTAAATCCTCTAACCTTCTTTTGTATTTTAGTTGGGTCTAAAGCAAGCATACCACAATAGTTTAGAAACGACCAATGGTCTTCACTTTCTTCATTAAGAATCCAGTCGATTGCATCGGCCTTGTGTTTTAAATGCCTGGGTCTTTTTCCCGTGTACAAAGTATCTTCAATTGCTTGAGTTATTACTGCCGTAATAAGTCTTTCTTCATCATGAACCATTATATTATATATCCTTTACAATTTGCGAGAAGTATGCCCAATAGTGGTCACCGTTCTCTGTTACATATCCGATTGAACCTGCATAATCAAGTTCAGTATCGTATTCTTGTATCTGTACACCAAGTTCACCAGCAGGGTCACCTGTCTTTGTTGCGATTGATATGTCAGTTATCTTACCTTCTCTTCCATATTCACACTGGTTTACATTTACTTTATCGTCTATTTTAATTAACACTCATTACCTCCTGTCAATACCAATACTTGTATATACTCTTTCTGATTGTCTAACAATATAGGCCTTTTTATTAGGGTCTAATTTTAATGCAGGGTCTTTAACCTCAACATCTTGTAAGTTAGCATCAATACTGAAAGAAATTTGACCTGCAAGTTCAGGCCATTTAGAGACAAAAGCTTTTACAAATTTATCTCTTTGTTCTTGGTTCATCTCAGAGATAACCTCAACGAGGTTATCAGCTAAAACTTCTTTCATTATTTCTATCATGCGGCCTCCAGCATTGACATTGGCACTCTATAAATTCTGCCAAGCATATCAACAAGACATTTACTCTGATTAATTTTAGTAATTATACCAGGAGTCTTTTTAGTCTTTTGAACAACATTAACTTTTTGACCAACCTTTAGAGTTGCTTTCGCATTTAATACCTTGCAATCATTAATAAAACTAGAAAGTTCATTAAGTTCTTTTAGAGATAGTTGCTGTATGCCAGCTTTGATTAATTGTATTTTATTCATAATATAGTTTTCCTTCAGTTTAGTTTAAGTAAAGAGGACCAGTCCATGCGATATAGTAATTACCGTCAAGCACATTTCCTCTTGGTTGATTTAAAGCAGGTGCATTGTAACCAGAGGCTTTCAATATATCACCTTTTTTAAATTTGCCGTCATCTTCTTTAACGATAAAAGCAAACACACTTCTATCTTGTATAACTTTAACGTATTTGCGACCCATTTTAACTTCTGTTTTTGAGTCCCAATCAGCAAGTTGTTCAAGACAGTAAGAAGATTTAGGGTTGCCGTTATTAGGTGCAGTCCAGAAATCGTAGTTCTCTTTAGCACCAGCCATCATATTCTTGATGCCAGATAAAAGAGAAGTAGATTTTTTAGTAACTAGTGTTTTCATAATGTATAAGTTCCTTTTCAATTGTTTATGTAGCAATTATATCGTAAAAGTAAGGTAAGAACAAGTCTTTTTTCATTAACCTTTACTAGTGGAAATCATTAAGCAGTTTCTAGTTCGTTGTCAATAACTTCATCAATGTTAAATGCATTGATATCAATTAAGTCAAGAGCAACATCTGATTCTAAGATTTCTTTCTTAGCCTCGTCTTTGTCGATAAGACCTTTTTTAAGGTTTTCGAAGACTGATTCTACGAATTTTTCAGCTTCGTCCCAGTAGTAGTT